ATCAGGATCAGATAAATCGTCAATTCGTAAGGATACGCCCGAAGCACTAAAGATGCGATCCATCTCTGCTCTGGTTGTATATTCGTATGTTAAGGATTCAACCATATGTCACCTATAAATTTACATCGCCATCGACCCCAGAAGAGATCCATGCGTTAATTTGTGTACTTGCGTCAGCGTCAGAGATATTGACTCGTACTTTACAAGCGTTAAGAGTAAATCCTGCCCCACCTGCTGCTGTGAATGTAGAAGCAGTACCAACATCTACCCATGTGGTTCCGTTGTCTGGAGAGAATTGTAGCTTCGCAGTTGCTCCGTCAAAAGTTCCAGAAACAACAACCTGACCCTCTCCAACATCCCAATAGTATTGGGAACTGTTCCCATTTGCTGTAGCAGCGGTTAGTATTTGTGTGAATGCCATTTGTTTTTCCTAATCTCGTTTTGCGTTTGGTATATGTTTTTCAATCTCATGATCGACACTGCGAGAAATGACATATGAGATTCCGTAGGATAGTTTCCTATCTACTGCGGGGCCCTCTTCTTCAATACTGGAGTGTAGCCCTCTTGTGACTATGAAGGAAATACCACCCCCAGCACTTAAAAAGTTAGGGCCAATTAGTTGTTTGACTGCCATTATGTTGCCCTTGTTCTAAGGGTGGGATTAGATGCATCATCAATTGTCCACGTCATTGCAGTTGTAGTACCATCCACCTCCTTACCAGTGATTGTTGTACCTGAAATGGAGAACTGGCTGACTGCACAAAGGATCATGTACAACAACTCTGCGGGTGTTGCCTCTGCTCCATCTGCTGCGTAACTCTCTACCTGTGTTGATGTCCACATGGCATCCATTTCAGTTTTCGTAGGTGGGTCATATGCATTAAGAGCGTCAGTTACTTCGCTTTCCACTTGTGCATCCCAATTTGGGTTCCATGGAACTCCAGTCAGACCTGCTCCAGCAGCCCCTATCACAGCGGTATCTACGAGAATATCATCTACGATTCCATCAACTACGTCGATTTTAGATATGGCAGAATCTAGTAGTAAATCTAATCTACCACCGTCTGCCCAGTCTGTTTGTAATTCGCCAGTGTCTGAAAGAATGGTAGATAAAGTTGCTGGAAGTGTTGTTCCTGTGTCTACCAGAATATCATCCACGATTCCATCTACGACATCTATCTTTCCGTCAGTAGTACTGAAGGCACTATCCATTTCAGCTTTGGTTGGTGCGTCATAGTCAGCTAAGGCAGTATCACAGGCTGCATTTATTTGATCGGTGGCATCAGAACCTTCGATGGTTGTCACGTTAACATCCAACGTATCTTGTACGCCATTCACATGGTTATTAGCATCGACAGTTGGAAGACCACCATTAGCAGCGGGATCAGCATCCGGTAGTCTCTCAAACTGTAGCGTAATTGGCACAATGGTAATATCTGATGTACTACTTTTGCCACAAAGCACACCAATATTAGCGTCTGTTTCTGTAGCTGTCATTGTGATCTTATAGATTCCGGGTGCATTGGTAGCATCCACTTCAGATGCTGAGTTTGTTGGAGCAGAAGAAGTACCATCCTTCACCCAACGAAGTGTATGATTACCCACATCCCCAGTCTTTCCTGCATTGGCAGATGTATCCCAAGCAAGATAAGTGATTGTCATTTCTACGTTTCTAGTTGCCATTATGTACTCATTCCTATTAAAAATAGTGCTATTGGGATACCGCCACTATCCTCCGCTGGTCGAATTCCGATTGTTGACACACTGTAGTTTTCGGAACCACTAAGCGTAAACGTGGGTGGGTTCTCCGTATCTGTTTCTTTCTCTCTACGACACGAAGCTGTTCGTGTACTCGCGTTGCTGCCTTCTCCGTGTGCGAGATTAAAACCGTTGGAATACGTTGCTGGGTACGCTGATACTGATTCGTCATCATTGTAGCTATGCACTACAGTGATCCATAAATTCTTGGCAACGCCCGATGTCATCGCCAAAGTTGGCGGGTTGGGAGAGTCATCCGAGCCAGTAGAAAGTGCATACTCAATATCTGCTATCGTCCCACTCCATCCAGTGATGCGATAGATCTGCATCGTCCCCTTCGAGGTCGAAGGAGACCCGGAGTAGGACAACGTCACCTCTGCGTTGCCGGATTCAGTGCCATCTGCCTTCTTGAGAAAGACTGCATGGTGAGTAGTTGTCATACCACCCGGTTCAGCATATAGCTTTGTGAAACCTGTTGGCTCTGTTATGTCGGTTTGGTAGTTCCCTTCACCAAACGAAGCGATAACTATCAGCAGATCGCCATTATTGACCGTAGCCGGATACGGAATGGACGGAGTGCTTGTTAATGACGTGATGGCAATTTCACCGACCGATTCCACTGTCGGAAATGCGCCTCCTCCACTAGCACCAGATACAACATATTGATCTGCTCCAATATCCCACATATCAGATTGAGCATCACGATCACGCCCATCAATATCTATGTTCACATTGGTAGGGGATGTACCTAAATCAACACCCATATCTATAGCGTCTGCACCCGCTTTTAGATGCAGGTCTTCAGTACCACTCGATGTTGAAAGAAATTGATCGTCATAGTCTACGTCTGCTACTCCGTTGGTTCCAGCCCCGTAGTTACCAGCAGTAGCTTGACCATCAGTTGACATGTTGTAGTCATGATCACAATTCCACCACTGAGAACCGTGGAAGTCTTTCTGATAAAAAGCAGAACTTGCAATAGCTCTGGCACCGATATTATTTCTTAGTGTGGCACTCGTATCGTCTATATGGAAGCAATAAGCCTCTTTGCCAAAAGTGGTCGTTTTGACGTAGTAAACAGTGTTGTTATAGAGGTATACATCCGCATTGCTCGATGAGACAGTTATGCCCTTCGCTTCTTTGGTTGTTGATGAGCTATCTATGTTATAGATAATATTGTTCGTTATATATCGACTGCCACTCGCTGCCCCATACCCCCAGACGTAGATACCGTGAAGGTGATTAGTTTTTGTAACCAAGTCATGGATTATACAGTTTCTAAGATAGGCATCACTGGCAGAGTAGTTCCCGAAGCTAACTCCGACATTGCAGGATGATCCTGAACTGCTCATATCGAGTTCCAGCCATTCGACGGTGCATTGACTACGTTTGATTATGAATGAATTAGCAGTAGAACCTGTGTACTCTATTTTCACTCCAGAATTAGCAGTTCCGTTGTGTCTTTCTGAGGCAGGGGCAGTTAGTTTTACTGAAGATAAACCGACCGACCCCCCACCATCAATAGTCACTTGCTCATCGAAAGTCGAATCGTTGTAACATTCTCCAACAGCATCGTCGCCTGTACTGTAGATACCGCCCATCATGGCAGAGCTATCCAAGTCCGCTTCCCAAGCAGTGATTGTGCTGTAATCACGACTTGATGTTCCAATTGTCTTAGTTACTGTTGCCATTAGATACTCACGATTCCTTCGGTTATCTTGTCTTTGTTTGTATCCTCTAAGTGAGATGGATGATGGGCATCTCTCGCATCAACAATGAGTGACATATTACGTACCATATCGACATCAATACTGAGCTCTGATGACAAATCCCAGTACGGAATAAACCATTTACGTTTAGCTAGCAGAGTCGGATTATCCTCGTCTTCTTCTACTTTGAAAATACTAGTAGTTCTTTCAATGGCCTCTTCAGAAGAAACAACCTCTTCTTCTCCATGATGCCCTCCACAACAACGCAATGGCAGGAAATGTCGTTTTTCTGTTTCGGTGAAAGGCCACGTCTTGTTATCTTCCCAGAGATTATCGCTATGGGTCTCAATAGAATTCCAAATAGCACTGAGATCTGGATTGGGCCTAGATCCACCAAACCAAAATTCATGACCTATAGCACCAAAGATATTGCAGTAACGACTTAACAATCTACGCTTGATAAATTCCTGTACATGGATGTATTCCCCTTTTGAGTTGGGGGTATCTGACAAGATCTCTTGTTCAGCAGTTATAAGATTAATCCTACGTACCTGCTTTGAATTTAACCCGTATCGCTCGAAACGATACAAACTTGTCTCTTGCAGATAGTTAACTACGAGAGGCTTATTTTGTCGATAACCCGAGACAGTGAAAGGAACCTTCCGATAATTACAAATTTCCTGCGCATGCATCTCTGCAATTCGTTGGTCAGAAAGTGCAGAAACAATATCACCATCTTGATACTGCGTTTGATCATCGCTGACCGATGAGGTCTTAATGAGCACTTCCATGTTCTGTTTCCTCTTTGCATGACGGGCATGCATCGTCTGATAATTTGTTGATTGGTTCGATTGAATCTGCGTCTATATCGTATTTTACTTCATAATGCTCTTCGCACTCCTGACAAAGATAAAGTCTCGATACATGGGTCATATTAATCCTTATCCAGATTCGTAATGATCTTTTCTAGGGCTCTTGTTATCTGTGTATGCTCCTCACTATGACGTGTTTGTAGTTCGGTTAGTAATGCTTCGTAATGTGCTCTCTGGAGATGGAGTTCTTTTGAACAGTTCTCCTGCATCTTAATTGCTTGTTCGTCGAGTCTGGGAAAGACTACTTTGGTTGTGTACCAAAGATACCAACCCAGAAGCCCAGTCGCACTGACAGTTCCCCAGTCAAAAGCTGCGAAAGCATCTGATGCTGCAAGGAATGACGGAAACAAAGATAGTAGTAATGATCTCATAGTCTTTGATAAATAAAAAACGGACTACGAGCCTAAGCCCGCAGCCCGTTTTTAAGGAAATCAACTTTAAACCGTAGTTTAGAAGTTAGCAACTTCACCGTATGCAAGGCACTTCGGTACGTACAGAACTGGAAGACCGTTATCGATCATCTTGAGTTCTACACCAGCAGGGTCGATTACGTTGGTTGTCCAACTGTGGAAACCGTAGACCTGCTTACCGTTGTCCATGATATTCTCTTTCACGAACTCAGAAGAGTTGATGTAACCAACCCAATCTGGACGTGGATCTGGCATGAAGATAGCGTGATTATCAGGGATAAACAAGCTGCTATTTGCAGCAGTATCGCTATCAACAGTCTGATTAACATTCAATACACCATCATAGATGTGGAATGTTTGAAGAGGTAATCCACGGAAAACAACATCAAAGCCACTGTCTGGAATACCGTCATCACTCTTCATCTGACGTGCTGTCAGTGAATCGAAGATACGGTAAGCAGTACCAGCTACGTTTTGTAAGCTAGTATTGCCCAACAGCATCTCGAAAGTAGTACTGTTAATCCAGATATGACGAAGCGGACGACCGTGAAGACGCTCGAATGCTTTATTGATGTTAAGGATTTGAGCAACCACGTCTGTGGAGGCAGTTTGCCAACCAGCATCAATGATGTCAGAACCCGTACCAAGATCAAGTTGTTCTAGGTGTTCTGAAGGAAGGTTGTAATCGACATCAAATGTGCCAGCACCCTTCTCTACAGGAACCCAGCTTTCGCCAGATTGTAAAACACCAAAACCACCACGTAACATACGTGAGATCATAAACTCACGAGAGTTACGGAATCGTTGGGTCATGTATTCAATCTGACGATTGATATAGTTCTGACCATTAACATCCACGATACCGAACTGTTGTCCAAGCGGACGAGTACGGAAGATCTCTTCATGAAGAAGCGTGATCTTTTCGTGAGCACGGTATGCAACCGCACTTACGTGACCGACTGCTTTACGCTGAACGGTGCTCGGGCCAGTCCCGGGGGCACGTCCTTCAGCGATCAGACGAGTCTTGTCAAAAATGTCCCAACCCAGATAACGACCAGATACGTTTTGCGTACCAGCCTGACCCGGAAGCATTCCAAAGAAATTTTGGAACAGGGTCATCGGAGTCTTGATGCGCGAAATCACCTTGGTGATTACCGGAGTTTGCATCAATTGTTGAATAGTGATTTCGCCAGCCATAGTTTAGTTCTCCCAATTACCTTCTGACGGGATGTTTTAGTTAGATTACGCATTTGTTCCTAAGGTGTTAGCACCGTGATGTACTACCAACCATTTTGCACCATCTGCGTAAATTTCGATAAATCCACCGATCTTATTGCCAGCCTGATCAAAATCAACGCTGGAAGCATCGACCATATTGAATGAAACCATAGTATCCGCTGTTCCAGCAGTTACTGTGACACTTTCATCTGCGGTTACGTAAAAACCGTAACGAAGACCTTCTTTTGCAGTTGCAGGAAGTGTGAAATTGACTGCCCCACCAGCACCAGTGTTGGTGAAGAGAACGTCATGATCAGCCTCTGTAACTACATAATCACTCGTCTTGGCAATGACGTTGCGATAACCACCGAAGTTGTTACCTTCAAGTTGATCACTGAAAGTGAATCGCTTATCGAGTTGTCCACGGACTAAGTGTTCTTTTGCATCACCAGAGATACCTGTGTTGGCATTTCCGGGAATGTAGATACGGTCTGCTTTGAGGAAACCCCAGCAGTAAACCCAACCAAGCCATCGGTCAGCATTGCTGCCCATGCGTTGCATTTTCTGGGAGTAACCAAGTACACCGTAAATGTTTTCTGTACCATCGTTTGCTGTTGGATCCCACTCTTTCAGTTTTCCTACGTCTGGATCACTGTTAAGAGTGACTTTGCCTAACAGAAGACCGGGTCGAAGAACGTCTGTGTAACCAGTGTTACCAGCGTCCCGAGCAGAACCAGCGATAATAGAACCGATGAAGGCTTCTTGCTCGAACCGACCCCACCAGAATACGTTTTCGCTCGTTTCAAGAGCAGACTGAACTGAAGGCAGACCAAAGGCACCTGTGAATTCAAATGACATTGTGCTTTTCTTTCTCTTTAAAAGGGACTAGCTGGCGTGACCAGTGTTTTTCAGGAACTCCAAAGCAATATCATCTGCGTTTGGGCCATCTTCACTTTCCATAGGTTCTTCAGTGAGACCTACAGGAAGTCCTGTCATACCAGACTGAGACATAGCCAATGCTATTTTCTCCAGAGAAGAAGAGTCCTGTCCGTTGTGACCAAGTAGACTTGATGTCAACGAAGGTGCTGCTTCCAATGCGTCCATGATTGTGGATGCGGAAGAAACTTCAGGTTTTCCATCTTCGCCAAAGGACATTTTGAATTCACCAATTGATGCGTCCAAATGTTCCTGAGCATAGGCTTCAGTAATTTTTCCAGATTCAACCAAAGCATTACGACGAGCAACCAAATTACCCTTTTCCTGTGAACCAATATGATTCAACAAGAAATTGATAGTTTGATTCGCAGCCTTAAACTTCGGATGCGACATGATAACCTCTTCTTGTACTTGCGTATCGTCTGAGGTTACTTCTTGGATTTCATTATTTTTTTCTTGTGACATTGCAACTGGGGCAGGTTGTTCCTTAGCCCCCTCCGGTAAACTAGTAACTGAACTTTCCTCCGGTTGCTCCGAAGTCTTCTTTTGACGAAGAGCTACGAGAAGTCTCTCCATGAAATTTACCTCATTTGTGTCTTCAGGTAAATCTATTTGGCAGGCACGTAGTGCTTCCAACATTCCCTGAAGGCCATTACTCTGAGATTCACGAGATTCTCCCGGGCCTACTTCTTTGTCTTCATATGCCATGGATAATGGCTCCGTTAACTGGGACATAGCCAAGGCAAGACCATCTGACTCGACAGGCTCGAAGTTTCCTTGTCCATTCTCAATAGGATGGGTGACTAATGCAATATGCATTAGAGAATCCTTCCATTCGTTTCCACTTCCATCGACGAAAGACGGACGAACATAGATGGACGATTCTTTAACACTAGTTCCAATTTTAACAGCATCCTCGTTTTGAGGAACATCTAATTCTCCCCAGAGGGTATTATCTTCAACCCAAACTTTATCCCACCACCCAGCATTAATGTCGCTGCGAGGTAGTGTCCCGTCATTTCCAACGGACATAGGGAGGGCTTCTGTACTGTGATTCCATGGAGCAGGAACAGATACTCCTGCTGACTTCATAGAATGAAATTGGTCTGCCCAGTGATTTAAACGATCTGATGTGACTTCAACTTTACGTGGAGTATCTCCCGGTATCGTATATACTCCAGTAGTAACGATTGGTTTTTTAAACCGCATTGCTATCCTCGTTTGCGGGGTTTCAGTTTTTTAACGCTTTTGCGTTTTGCCTCTTCAACCTTACGTCTTTTTTGGCGTTTCCAAACTCCACGTTTATTTACATTTCCAATACGAGAGGCTCGTTGAAAATTTTCTTGGATTGGATCGCCAGTATTCATGTATGCCATAATATAGGTTAACTCCTAAACTTAATTTGATTCTAGCCTTTTTAGCTAAAATAGGACAATTGTCATGACGCTTACTGCTGGTGAATACACCGATTTGTTTGAAGTGATCGGTGAATATGTACAACGAATAAATGATTTTGAAACTATTATCTCTGATTTAACGACTGACGTTGGGCAAATTAAAACAGAAATTACTGGTAATTCTTATCCAGTAGAACTCTACAGTGATCTGGAAACGCAGTTTGATCGGTTTCAAGAAAATGTTATTTCTTGGATCAACACACTTGTAGATCGAGTTAGAACTCTTCTCCAAAATGATACGGTTGTTCTATCTAAGTTTACGACCACATCAGGTTGGGAAGGTGTTCTTACTGAATTATATCGTGATATGGAGGCTACAAGCCAAAGCATATTACGAAATACCGTAACCATTGGTGCAGTCTCGAGTGATACAACAAACTCGGATGTCGCTACAGTCGTTACTGGAAAAGTTCTGGACGGATACAATGCTGCTCTCACTGGTGGGCAAATTCACGAGTACCAATCAGGGGAAGATAGTGAGTTGGCTCCTACCGCAGATACACTGGTAATTACTTGCGTTAGTGATTCTACCTTAGCTGGTATTTCTGATGGCGCAGAATCATGGGAGTTAGGCGGTCTTGACGGTAAAGTTGGGTACGTGATTGATGATCTTGGGTCAGGTCGTGGCCCAAATATGCAATGCCTATCTCAACTTACTAGAAGTTATGGGTTTTCTAATTTTGATTTTGAAACTTGGACAGATGCAAGCACTTTAGGCACTTGGACAAAAGTTGGTGCAGGCGACCCTACTCGTGATGGGGCAGATCAATACAAAGGAACTTACGGTGCTTCCTTTGCTGGTGATGGCGCAACAAACTGGGAATTTAGCCAAACTCCATCAGGTCTTGATCGTTATCGACGTTATTGTCTTGCTTGTTATGTAAAAGGTGAAGCTGGTATTGCTGCTGGTGATTTAGAAATACTCTTTGAAGGAACTGGGTATACCGCAGGTGTTACAGAGAAAATAACCATGGACGCTGCTGCTCTTGCTGCACAGACTAGCTATGGTGTGGAGTATTTCTTTGTCACTATGCCTTCTGAGATTCCTGATGATCTGAAACTCTCAGTTAAGATTTCTAATAATCTTACAAACGCAAAGACCGTTAGAATTGATCATATGCAATTTGGCCCTGTGGATTACTTTGCAGGCGTTCATATGAGCATTATTGATGGTGCTGGGAAGTCTCTAAAGAATGACAAATTTACTTTCACGCTAGCAAATGATGATGCTGGATTGTTCCAGACATTTTTTCGCAAAGGCATGAAATTGCAATTACCGTCAGCAGCGGTTCCGAGCATTGCAGATGCCTTAGCTAGTGACTAATCCAATATAAGGGAGCGTGTTTTGAACTATGAAGTTAAGAAATTTGGGAGAAATTTAATTGAAGTAACTTGCCACACGGATGGCAAGGCACTTTCTGATTGGGAACAATGGTTTCTGCTAACTTCGGATAGGCACTGGGATAACCCAAAAAGTAATTGGGATCTTCAGATTGAGCATATGAAAGAGGCTCAGAAGAGAAATGCTGGCATCATTGATGCTGGAGATCTCTTCTGCGCTATGCAGGGCAAGTATGATCCGAGGGGTAAAAAAGGTGATGTTCGTCCTGAGCATGACGTTGTGGATTATTTGGATTCTCTGGTCTATACTTCTTGCGATTTCTTCTCTCCTTACGCAGAGAATATGATCATGATTGCTCGTGGTAATCACGAAGCAAATATCCTGAAGAGACATGAGACGGATTTGATTGAACGGTTCTGCGCCACGATCAAATATAAGACAGGTCATCGAATTATTAATGGCGGTTATAGCGGATATGTCCGATTCCGAATTAAAGATCCCAATACAGGAAGAACTGCGGGTCGAACGCTGAATCTTCACTACTCCCATGGTCATGGTGGTGGTGGCCCTGTCACGAAGGGTGTTATCCAGACCAATAGAAAAGCAGTTTACTTACCAGATGCTCATATCGTAATTAGTGGGCATGTTCATGAATCATGGAAGCTAGATCTTGTTAGACTAAGGTTAGGTAGGACAGAGACCTATCACGACGAGCAAACTCATCTGTGTATTCCAACTTACAAAGAAGAGTACAAAGATGGATTTGAAGGGTGGCACGTTGAACGTGGAGCTCCCCCCAAGCCTATCGGGGCATACTGGCTACGACTCTTTTTCAAAGCAACTAGGGCTGAAACAGAGTATGGCGTGTCCCGATATATTGATTACGAAATTATCAGGGCTAAATAGGGGACAAGATGTCACATAAAAAAGTAAAACTTCCGTGGATTCAACGAGTGTTCTATACGTTCGGTACAGTCTTCTGTATTACTGCTACTTGCTACTTCAGCATGCTTCTTTGGAAAAGCTATGTCTGGTACAAGTGGCTCGAAGCTATGGAACAAAGTTTGATCCAACAACTACCGCCTACTGATGGGCCACTTCTTCCACACGACGACCGATTACTTTTTAATTCAGTCGAGACAGATTGCAATAAACTTTCTGTTGGCGTAACTCTTGAAGAAGTGAAAAGCTACATGATGACTCCGGGTAAGTCGTCAGTATAGATCTCGACAAAGGATCGTTCATCATGGGCTGCTTCCCAAGACACGTCTTTAGCTGCATAAGCTAACGTGTCGATAATATCATCACTTTGATGAGGGTGCGCAGTCCATGTGAACAGTTCTTTCTCACAGTCTGTCAGCCATCCTGCTGTTTCAGGGAGCCATATCTTCCCCTGTTCCATACGATTCATAGCATCTGTGGCTCGTACCAGTTTATCGTAGTGTGGATGGACTGGTTTTACAGGAAGACCACATTTCTGAATCATCTGGAAAGCCCCCTTACCGAGCCCTGTGGCCTCGCAGATGAAATACTGAGGTTGCCACGTCTTATACACTTTGCGGACTTCCTGAAGGATGTCAGGTATCTCCTTGCGGAATCTACGCATGTCCAACCACAAGAGATTGTAGTCTTGAGTAAGTCCCCATGTTGAGATGACCGTGTAACTGGCCTGCTTACGCCAGATGTCTTTGTCTCCGGGGCCTTCACGAGCAGATGCTGCGGGGTCGATAGTACAGAATACTCTCTGGAGAGAGGATTTCTCGTGTGCTGCTCCCTTTCCGTTTCTTCCCAGACAATAATGCACTCCTCGGACGCTGTAATACTTTGCCCAATCCTTTCGGAATCGTGAGTCTGCTGAAATTCCCCAGTCACCTGATTGAAGCTGGGCTCGTGTTACAGGATCGAGTTGTTCTAGACCGATGTTGTATTCCTCTTGATCGAGGAAGGGATTGTCGGAAATGTATGCAGGGATGTAGGGTCGGTCGGGGTGACGACCTACGAAGCGTTCTTTTCCGGGATTGGTTGGGTCTGGTGCTGGCCCGATATCGAATCTGTCTGCCACCCATTGATGACCAACACCGCCCGGGTTTGATGCTGAACGCATACGGATGGGTACGGAGGCTCGTAAGTCGCAGTCTTTGCAGGTTGGGTCTCGGTCATTTCCGTGTTCAGGACATCTGTTACGACGAATACGGGAGAAGAGGTATAGGTAGTCATCTTCCCAGTGTTGGGTTAATTCGTCGAAGGCACAGTACTGAAGTTCGATACCTTGGTAGCGGGTGTAGGCATCTGTCTGACCGATATAACCAAAGGTCATCTTGGCGGGCTCTGCTGGATTCCCATATTTATCGTAAGTAGGGAAGTAGTAGGTGTGCTCTCCTGCATTCCATTTGGCAGGAGTGTTGGCTAACCAACTGTGAGCACGGTCGAGAAGAGCACCGGGCTGTTTCAGGTCGCTGAGAGTCTTACGGAAGATCATGGCAGCGTAACCGGGAACGTCTACGTACTGGAGAGCTCCCATTAGCAGTGCGTCAGATTTTCCTCCCCCTGCTGCACCCCCGTAGAAAGCCTCACGATGGGGAAGCATGAGATAAGCTAACTGCTTGGGTGTGGGATCGTGAGGAATATATGGAGTCCACTTGGGACGTAATCCATGGAATATACCGTCACTGCTTTTTATTTGATCCAGAAGACCCAAGTTCCACCTCAATTAACTTGTCTAAGTATGCTCGTGCTTTTAGAAGATCTGCTTCTTTCTGACCTTTGTACGGATACCTGCATATGTATTTTAATACGTTTCCTGCGAGATAGCCCAAGTCTAACTGGATGATGGCATCCCATGTCTCCAGAGAAGCAGTTTTATAGTGGCTGGGGTCTACTGATTTTTTAATATCTTTCTGCGTAGCCTTCATTGACCATTATCTCGTTAATAGAGTGACCATCCTGATAGAGATCGATAATATATCGACCGTACTTACCTGTTCTGTCTTTGTAGCACTTCATGAAATGGGAGTGATCACCTTCTGACAGAATCCAATCGAGGTACGCTTTGGATTTCTGTCCTTCAGGTCTTTCAAGACCACGAACTTCAGGTGCATCGATTCCTCTGAGACGACAGACTCGTTCCATCCAGATGTCGAACCCTAAGTCTACGTTCAGGACGACCGTGTCTCCGTCAATTACTCGGACAGGTTTACACCTGTACCAATAGAATGTCTCTGGAGAAGGATGAAATTCTTTAGGAAGGCTACTCATAGGTTTGACCTCACAAGGGTTCGGTCTTTTATCCTTTCTTATCCTTCTTCTCTGAGGAGGAGACGGACGCATTATTTTTTCTGGGGAGAAGGGGCGTTTTTGGGCTTCCTCCACCAGAAAAGGACGTGCTTCCAGTATTGGACAAAGGTTACTGGCGTATACCCCATCGAAATGATGTACTTCGATAGTTGTACGGTCTCTTCCGTGAATGGCCCACGGAGCATGAAGCGTTTTCTCTCGTGCTTGCGGATAAATCGTGTCTTCATTGTGTTAACCCTTTGTGGTTTCTATTATCTTGTTGAGCCAATCGCCACCGAAGGAGCATCCTTTGCTTTGGACTGCAAAGTAGATTGCTCCTGCTGCGATGAGTAACCATTTGATTAGTGAGGCAAGTGACTTTCGTTTCTCCGCTGTGGCGAGGGCTTTGTTCGCCTTAGCATCGACCTTAGCAACCTTGTACTGGTACTTGTTGTCTTTTGCCTCGTACTTGTCTTCCTTCTTCTCCTCTTTGAAGTCCTGTCGGTCTTCCTTGGGAGTAGTGGTTTCTTCATTATCGTATACGTATCGTTCTCTACGTTTGCGACCCATCGTCTGATACCTTGGAAGGATTAATTGGTCTGTAAGAATCTCCTACGATCACTGCAATGACCATACCGGAAATGCTGAGAGCTTGTGTCTCAGATAACCAACCTGTCTGTGTTCCGATGGTTGTGAAAATGCTGGTAATGATTGCAGCTTGTAATCGTTTAGAACTGGTTGACTTGCACCAGTCTGCGATACGAGTCTTTAAAGAGTTAAGAATCGTCCCCATCACTAGTCTCCTCTGCTTTTACTGTCTGGTTCATCCTCTCACCGTATTTTAGCAGAATGGTCTCTGCCATCTGGAAGACCATGTCTGCGAAGAGTTCTTGGGTGACCTTCTTGTTTAGATTGTGAAGAGGTACGTTGGACATGATCCCGTGGATAGATCCTGATATTGCGGAGGCTATTACGTTCTCGTGTCCGAGTTGTGACCATACATCTGCTGGTACGAGGGAATCACGAGGGATCATGCGGGATACACTCTGTTCCAGAGAAGAGAGACGCTCATTCAGAAGTCCAATGGTCTCCAGCACTCCGTCGACCTTGGAATGGACTGAATCCATTTGGGCTTGGGCCATTTGATTGTCTTGTTTTGCTTGGGTCTCTGCTGCGTGGGCTGCTTTCTTAGCCATTTGCTACTCCGAATTAAAATCTGAAAATTGAAACCTATAGTGAGCTTAGTATTACTACGTAATATAGTATATATACGTAGTAGACTTTTCCATTACCCAGTGTAGAAAAAGAGATTCAACAAGGCAAATGGATTTACTGGTATTTTTTGAGTTGTTCTAGGATTGGCTCAAGTCTACTTGTCAAACTTTCCATCGAATTCATTTTTGCGTCAAGGTCTGACATCATGCTTTGTACTTGTTGCATAGATTCTTTGTTAATCCCTAAACTTTCTGTCAACTCTCTTATCGACTCCACATTTGCCTTTATGTTTTCACGTACTTCTTCCGTGGTAGGTTGATGATGCTCTGGAGGTTCTTCTAGAGGATTTTCTTCCTCTTCGACGAAGTCAAAGGTTTGTTGTTCTACATCTGCTTCATCCTGAGGTTGCTGAGAATTATCAGTCATGATGGCTCCAAAAATGATAAGGGAAATAGTACTGGAATTGTAGACACCCCAAAATTTTTTTTCAAGAATGGGGTGCCAATTTTTTTCGAGATGGGGGGTGGGGGTCAAAAAGGGTCAAAAATTTTTTCTGGATACTAGGGGGGGCGATTATACGACCAGCAGGGGCCGTAGCCTGACCACCCCCCCTTGCGGGAAGATGGCCTGACTCGGGACTAACAACCAAAGGCTACATTATTAATGTATGTCACTAATGGGCATACCATTGGATTCATTGATACTTTGACCTGCATTTCATCACGATAGCCAAACTTCCTAGTACCAACTTGCACATACCATTCACCCTCTTTCTGATATACGGTGATATCACGGGGAGTATATCTGTTGAGCCTATCCTTAGTCGTGGCGGTATGATATCCACCAGTGTTAAGAGTGTAGATAGAACTATGAGATAGGGAACTAGTATCCGTGTAAAGTTTTTCCTCTGGCAGATAGGATATTCCGTTTATTGTGAGAATGTCGGTATCGTGTAACCGAATTACAAACTCATAATCCGCCCAACTTGTTGCCTGCGGATATGGGTGAGGATCATACTCCCAGCGGCCAGTGGTATTGTTTCCCATTTGGTAGGTTTTGGTGTAGTCGGTGAAAGTCTCCAAACAATCACCATAAGTTAACTCGGAATAGGTAGAATTTGAAACTGTCATTATGTTAGTCCTTCCAGTTTAAAAAGTGGTTAATAATTTCCCAGCCTGTTTCGGTTGATCGCTCTTGTAGATCCTTTCTGATCTTTCGTAAAAAGTCTTCACATTGTGTCTCAGACCATTCGGGCTGCTCATAGGCGATATCCTCAGCAACCCAAATGATGCTCACCTCATAAGGTATCTTTAGGGGTTCGGGTGCCTTTACTGTCAGATCCCCAGATTCTGAAAAGTAGTTGTCCATCCTTTGCGGTATTGCGTCGTCTTCCCGAAGCATCTCTTCCAAGTCTTTTAATACTCCGCCAATTCGGCACTCACCACCAAAGGCTCTATATTTCTCGTCTAGCAATTGGTGATACTCGCAAAGGGTTAAAAGTGCCTCATTCAGTTTCTGTTTCTGTTCTGTTGAAAGACTCATTAGTTCACCCCCTTTCCACCGGTTTCGATTAAGGCAAAGACTTGTTCCATCCTTGCAGGAATGACAAGTTCAATATTGCAGTCCGTACAACATTGCCCTTCCTCAACTGGTTGTGCGTTGTGACCACCACCCCAACCGTTAGGTTGAATGTCAATTGGTTCGTGACAAATTACGCATAGTTCGTTAGTTTTCATTTTGTTAGTCCTTAAGTTTCGGTTTGGTTCTGAATGATCTAAATGTGTCATTCACTGTCTACAAGTATAATCGACATATGCTCCGATTGTAAACAACAATACTGACCACTTTTAGGTTTTATTCCCATTTTCTTTTTAGGTCTATTTTGGGGTAAATCAGCCAAAAACAAGGGCCGACACCCTGCTACCACCAGCAGATCCTCCGTAGCAGGGCCGACAGCAAGTCTCCCGAAGGAGACTCGTGCCTCGGCGTTACTCCTCCTCTCTGGGCGGAAGTAGTCCGTGATCGATCATGAATTCAGCAGCCATATCGTGATAGGCTTCCTCTGATAGTATCGGCTCCTCATATTCAGTCCGTACAATCTTGTTGTCCTTGTATTCGATGATGATCGTTTTTATCTTCATAACGTTGTCCTTATATAGGTTAGTAATTGACTAGTAGTAGTATCGGTATGATAGGGGGTAGAACCTTAACAAAATAATGTGGTAATTGGTATGGACATTAGTAAGGAAATAGACGATACTTTGAGAAGTGGATTGATTGTTGTTTATCCCTTAGCTAACTACTAGGCGATGCAATCATGAAACTAATCGGTACTAAGTACCGAGTGTTAGCGATTCGAATCTCGAATACTGTCCTATAGTGGGAATCAGCGGATTCGCTAACACACAGACTAGAGTTGTTGCTAGTCACTGATTCATTCAAACCTATATGAGGACTAAGAAATGAAAACCAAACCGAACGGGTTTATTGTTTGGCAAGGTACTTCCCTGCTAAATGATCAAACCGAGATCGTAATGATAGTAACGGGATTAGTGAACAAGTCACGTAATAGTAAAACGGGCCCAATGGCTCAGGTGTTTTACTTGCATGCTGATTTGCATCCTGTTGAAGCTATCGAACTAAAGGAAGTAGATTCGATTTGTGGTGATTGCCCCCTGATACGTGATGTTTGTTATGTAGTTGAAGGGCAAGCACCCGCAGCAGTTTATCGCGGATTCAAGAGGGGTATTTACCCCCAATTGGATTATTCGAATTCTGCTCACGTCGAACTACTTAGAAACTTCGGTATCCGATTAGGTGCCTATGGTGATCCCGCTAGTGTTCCCGATTACGTGAACTTGGAATTGCTCCAATACGGAAACGGGAAGCATACGGGATATACCCACCAGTGGAAGACATTAGCCAACGATAGAATTGAAACACTAGCAAGCTATTGCATGCTATCGTGCGACGATTTTGCGGAGTTGGCTATTGTTAACGCTATGGGTTATCGTGGCTACCTATATATTCCTGAAGGGCAGGAACCCCCTGAACGCAATGAAGCAATTGAATGCTTGTATTCCACCAAAGGGATTCAATGCAATGATTGCAATCTGTGCGATGGGGGTAACACCCGTCCAAGTGTTTGGATAGGGGCTCACGGGATCGGTGCTGTTAATCTTTAAACCTGATAGGGGGTAGTCACAACGATTACCCCCTATCTCATTTTTCAAGGACTTAGTAATGAATATTGAAGTACTTAAAAATCGTATTGCGGAAACAGAAAACGCAATTTTGGCAAAAGAGGCACAACTTGCCGAGATGCGTAATGCTGCAAACAAGTTGGAAGAAGAGATCTTTGACTTGTTTTACAATACTAAGGGAGAACCGAAAAAATACCATACGGGCCATGGGCCATATGTTCGGTATTTGCTCCGAGTCTCTAAGGCAGCCGGGACGGTTACTAGTGGAGGAAACTCTAAAGTATCCACAACGGGATATTCCAAACGGGCCATTCTGAAAATGTTCCGAAAGTACGTAATAGCGAATGAGGAAAAAATCCTGTTATCGTTGAAAGGTATCCTTGAAGTTTCCAAGGCTGAACTAGCTGAGGAATCGACGGGTGACCAACTAGTCGATTTTATTCAGGGAACCTTGTTCGATCCTAATCAACTATAAACCCATAGATCCAAGTTAGTCCTTGGATAGGTTGCCTCCTACTGGCCGATGCTGGTAGGGGGTTTTTTTATAGTTCCAAATTGAAAAGGCCGAAGACATAGCGGATCCAGTATCGCACCTATCAGGCCGAAACCCTCATCCGATGGTCTCAGGCCGTAATCTCAAAAATCGTGGTGTCGGCGTGGGGGGAGATCCTGCCTGTCTACCTACGGCCACCCCATCGTGCGAGTGCGCCCTGTACTGCAATTGTAGTGCGCTTTCTCTTGCCCAGAATTTTAGCGCGCTTTGGCCCACCCTTGAGTCCACCCAATCTACCTGCTCGTGCTTGTGGGGATTTGAACTTTCCTGATTTGCGAAGTTTAGCCATGTCTGCATTCCCTGTATTCTGTGTGCTCTATGTGTTCTGTGTTCTATGTGTTCTATGTGTTCTATATGTTCTGTATTCGACGTGTATTGACTATAAAGCAATTCGCTCAAGCATGTCGTTTTAATTCGCTCAAGCATAACGTCGATGCTAGTGGGTATTTGGTGCTCAAGCATCCTCTTGATGCTTCAAGTCTTCTGGCTCACCATCTGTTCTGGCACCAACCATCGTTCCATCTATTATGTTCTCTTTGAATGTCAGGAGTCCAGCGTTCTTTAGTTCAGTCAGTGCAGCAGCTAATGTTTCATCCGTTGCAGGAGCTCTTCCATCGTAGACAATGTGCTCATGCTGAACATCCTGTTCGATATGGATTAGCTTGTCTGGATCATCTCTCCACTCATCCCCGAGCAACCTTCTAGGCCCGTTTTTAAGCCATGCCATGGGGTTATTTATCTTTATCTGAGCCTCTACCATAACGCTTGCATGGCCTATAGAACCGATCACATCCCAGTAAAACTGCTTAAACTTTCCCTTGTTTGCTTCCTTCCCTGTTCGCATCCAAGTCGCAAACGTAGTCGGAGCAACACCCAGAACACCGCATACCGCAGTCATAGTGGCTCCAAGCCTAAAGTACTGGAGCATTTGCTCATAACGCTCCTGATCCTTCATGAGGGCATCCAGTTTAGACGGACGACCTCCTTTACTCTTCTGGACAGGAACTTGTTCAAGATCAATAGTCTCGTTGGTTGTTTGCTCGTTCATGCTTCAAGTGTATACCAAACATACGTTTTGAAGCAAATACACACGTTAAAATGAAGGTATGTGGCTACGAATCCTACCCTTTATGATCTTACCAACCTACGAGACTGCTATTCACGATGAGTATGACAGTGTTGTGTGGAATTACTGTACGTTTAAAGGGGGTTATGAGATCAAACAACTGCTTACGATAACCTATACCCGCAATGGTATGCGAGTCGAGGACTGGAGATATCTACAACGTCCTCCCACCGTAATAAAGAAAAAAGACCATGTCCTAGTTCGTTTTTGGGACAAACAGGACAGGGTCTTTAGGTGTATTAAAGCCAGAACCTACGCAGAACGTGAGACTAACTACGACATAGAACGTAGAAATACTAGCAAGCATCCACGAGATCAT